CAGGGTCATGCTGCTCGGCTATTCAATAACGCCTTCAGCATTGATACCTTCTTCTATAACAACAGTGAAGGTGTGGCGCTTTGTAGTGATTCCCATACTACCAATTCTGGGGTGTCTACTTCGGTAGGTTTTGACAACCTTACTACGTCGGCATTGAGTGCCACGGCGGTGGAAGCGGCCTATATCCAGATGCGGGACTTCCGCAATGACGTAGGCCAGAAGATCACCATTATGCCCTCGAAGTTGGTGGTTCCAGTGGCCCTCTATCCCACGGCGCATGAGATTGTGAAATCCATGGGCAAGGTGGATACGGCCAACAACAACGTCAACTTCTCCCAAGGCATGTATGAAATCTTCGATTGGGAGTATCTGACGGATACCAATAACTGGTTCATGCTGGATGGCCGGATGCAGAAGGACTGCTTTAAGTGGTTTGATCGTATTCCGATTGAATTCGCCATGGCGGAAGAATTGGATACCCTCGTAGCCAAGTGGCGCGCCTATGCACGGTACTCCTTCTTCTGGAGGGATTGGAGAGCGATCCTGGGAGCCAGTGTGTCGTAATGAAGAAACTACGCATGGATAATGCGGTAGCCCTCAAGCCCCCTCGCAAGAGGGGGTCTAAGGGGCTTAAAGCGCCTAAAGTAAAGAAGGTGTACTGATGCCGAATCATTATTATGGATCTGTGCAACCAACAAAGCTGAAGAAAGTTGCAGGTGGCTCTACCAGCAAAGGGGGATCCGTTCCCTCGATGAAGGAAAAACCAGCCTTTCCATCAGCAGGGGTGCCAGGTAAAACTCAGAAAGACAGATCGGGTGGAGTGTATAAATGTCATATCTACCCGAAAAGTGAGGGATTATAAATGGGATTCTTGACCAAGTACGGGACGTTGTGGGGACAAATCCCGCAAACGACTGGAAGTATTTTTTGGGTCGCACCTTCCGCCTCTTATACGGTGGAGGGGAGGGCCTATGCTGCAAGTGATGATAACGATGGGTTGTCTCCTGAGAAGGCATTTCGGACGATTGATTATGATGTAGGGAAGTGTTCTGCATACGATGCAATTATTCTCCTTCCTGGCGCACATTCAGTTACGGCAACTGTTGCTGTTGACGTAGCAGGGATCACAATTACCGGCATGAGCGGAGGCCCACGTCATGTCGCAAAACATATGGCAGCGGGTGGAACGAAGATGCGGACATCGGTAACGACATCAACCGCTACCACGGATGTATTCACGGTCTCTGCGGCGGATGTGGAGATTGCCTATTTACATTTCATTCCCGTTGCAGGAGCCGCTGGGATCAGTGTCTCAAATGCAGCGGATCGGTTGTATGTGCATGATTGCACGTTCAACATGACCACGGCTGCGAATACCGCTACGTTTGGGATTTCCTTCCCATTGGGAACGGGAACGACCACGGCGAATGATGATTCAATCATCCGCAATTGCTACTGGTATGTTTCCGATAACCAAGGTCCCGCTATTCGAGCAGCGGGAACACTGATTGGATGCTCGATTGAATCCAGTACATTCTATCTCGGTGGAGCTACGGCTTGGGATGATGTCATCGAAATTACCCTTGCGGGGTCCTTGGGAAATCATATCCGTGATTGTGATTTCATCACACAGGGATCCGGTACGGTAATGACTGATTGTATCGATGTCACGGGGGCCACGACGGATGGTGGAACCCAAGCATATCGCTGTTATTTTCCAGCTGGCGCGGATGGGTTTGAAGCCACGGCGACTGCTGATATTTATGCCGCCGAATGCTATCTCGCTACCACGACTGGTGGGGCATTAACAGGGTCAGCCTAATATGCACCATGTAACATCCACACATGGGGCCGGGACTATCCTCCTGGCTTCCGCCGCCCAACCTCGGTTTTATGAGTACAACACCTCAATGGAAGGGTTGTTGGTTCCAAAAGGAACCCGCTACCTGATCGAACGGGGGTGTTCTGTAGTTGATAATTTCAATGCAGGACTTCGGAAAGCCACAGGGGATTGGGTCTGGTTCGTGGGGGATGATCACAGTTTTGCACCGGATACCTTGTTAAAATTACTCGATCACCAGGTTGATGTTGTCGTTCCTATCTCACCAATCAAAATTGCTCCATTCATGCCATGTGTTCTACATGGGCCAACGGATGGCTCCATCTGGCATCCGAATATGGAACTCTATGGATGGGAGGAACTCTCAGGGGAGGGGCTGTACGCCCTCCCCAAAGGAGACTTTATTGGACAAGCCGGGATGTTGGTCAAAAAACCAATTCTCGATGAAATAGGGGACCCTTGGTTTAAGTGTGGACAGTTAGATCCTGGTCGATTGCAAGAAGATATGTATTTCTGCCGTGAACTCCAAGAAAAGGGCCATACGGTCTGGGTTGATCAATCCATCATCTTCGATCACTGGTTCATTATGGGGGTCACAGCAAGAAAGCATCAAGGCGCGTATTCACCTGCAATTATTACAGGTGGAAAAACAATGATCCTTCCCGATGTCAAAGGGATCAAGGATCTCAATTCAGGGAAGCGGAGACTTCCTCAAGAACATGATCTCACCTAATGCCACAATAGGAACCAGAGTCATTCTAGAGGGGACCTGTACGGTGTGGCAGTACGCCACGATTTGTGATGGATCCTATATCGGGGATCATGCTGTGATTGGATCCAATGTGTGGATCGGTCGGTATTGTGAAGTAGGAGCAGGGACACGAATCCAGCATGGGGCGTTTATCCCGAATAATACCCATATTGGTTCTAATGTCTTCATCGGTCCCAATGTCACATTGACTGATGATAAGTACCCCAGAGCGGGTCAACCCTATGACCCCGATCCTCCCTTTCTCGAAGACGGGTGTAGTTTAGGGGCGGGGTGTGTCGTACTCCCCGGTGTGCGAATCGGTAAAGGTGCCATAGTCGGAGCTGGTGCTGTAGTCACTCAGGACGTGCCAGCAGCAGCCATTGTGAAAGGTGTTCCTGCGGGTGTCTAGCCCATAACCTAGGAGAGATGAATGGAAACCATTGTGAAAGAATCGACGGTCACTGTTCCTGAGAAGCAAATCCTTCGTTATCACCAGCGAGAGGAATTGAAGCAGGAGATTGAGGATATTGATAATGCCCTCAATCCCCATAACCCCTTCAAGATGCGAAGTGGTTCGGATGTCGCAGAAGCCTCCAGTCGTATGCGACGACTCAAGAAGCAAATGCAGGATTTTAGTCCTCCTGAAGTGGGGGGTTCTATTAAGGACAAGCTCTATAAGCGATCTCAGGAATTAGAGCAAGAAATCGCCCAAGGAATGCCCACAGCTGAAGAGATGCGCAAGAACCCAGCCGGTATGGTCGGTCGCCATATGCGATGGGAGAAGAAGAACAAGAAGCGTATCTTGGAATGGAAGAATATTCAGCAGATGCTTGAACCAGATTCGAATGATCCTGATCTCTCGAACTTTGAACGAATCCGACCATCAGGGGAAATGGATCGATTCAGGGGGGATGCCCAGATCAATGGGTATATGACCTATGGGCGAATTCCACAGGAACAGTGGGATCAAGTCTTTCACGGTGCAAAACCAAATAGTGCCCTTGAGCAAGTGAAGAAAGTTGAAGCAACCGAGAAAATTGATAAACGTACTCTACCGAGGACTGAGGAACAGAAGCGCGTCTTGGCTGAACGGCTCGCATTAGCTCGTGCGAAGCAAGCCGAAACGAAAGATCCTGTGAGCCCTCAAGAGGGTGAATCAGTCCCATTTGAAGGAGCCTAATGGCGATTCCATTTATTTTCCATAGTAACTTTGAAGCAGGGAGTAATGCGGAATGGGATTCTGAATCTGATACGGGATCTCTATTAGATTTTCCCCATTATAGTGTCTTGGCGAAGGATTCCAATAGCCTTATGCCCTATCACGGGGCGTATTGTATGCGGAATGCCTTGGGAGATACTAACGATCATGTAGTTGTTGAAGGGGATATTGATATTGCGGATCCTGGGACATCCTATTTCCGATGGTACATGGGGCTTTCAAAGGACTTCCGTTTTACTGCGGATGACACCTTTAATGTCTTTGAACTTCAACAGGCGGGGGGAACTACGGAAATTTCTGTCGGATTCCGTGTGACTAATTCAAGCCAATTAATCGAATTTGGAAT